TGACTCTACATCATCCTCATCCTCATCATCTTCTGGTATAAAGCCGTAATGTTCGGCCGCTTCTAGTGCGCTAGAGTATTCTGAATACTCGCACCGGATAGCGACTCTATCAAACGCGATAGATTCATCAAGGCTATCCTCTAAATCTTCTAGATACCCAACTAAAGCCTCAGCGCCCGACCATGACCAATCAGCATTATCATCCTCTTTGAGTAGCTTGATCGCTTCATAGGTGCTTATATTTTGATGCATTTTATCTTTCCTTTAGATTAACAATTAGGTTTTATTTATAACTCAGATTCTTTGGTTAGTGCCATGCAATGAACTGGGGCTACAGACAATAGAACCCCCCTACACTTTAGCAAGGGGGCTATTGATAGATAAAAGGTTCTACCTCACAGTAGTTCACCCATTGTTATCAAATAAGTTTTTATAGGCTTGGTATACGACATCAGGCGCTTCCTCGTCACTGTATTGTTGAGCCGACTTGAATGTAGATAAGATGCTAAATAAGTTAGGGCTGTAGTTAGGGATAATACAATAACCACCCTTAATCCATTTAACACACGCGAGACGGCGGGTGCCGTAAAACCAGCAGAAGATCTCGTCGCCAAGAGCCGTACGAGATTGATATGGTTCGCGGAAGTCAGATATACGCCCCCGCAAGTATTTAAGTAAATCGAACATTATGATCTAGTACCTAACTGATTATAGAATTTAAGGATAGAGGGCTCTATATAGCAACTATCACAGAAGGCGGATCGTGTACCTATCAGACGGAGGCCACTATAGTGACGTACACGACTAAGAATAGTATAGAGGCCCCCGCTGAGCCAACGTAAATTACTGAGACGAGCCTGTACGTTATTAAGCGTGAGTCCCTGACTACGATGAACAGTGAGGGCATAACCCAGTCTAACGGGTAAGTAGTGACAGCGACCCAATAGTTTGTTAGTGCCGAGCTCTTTATTATCTCGTGTCACGTATTCAATGATAGTCTCCTGACCGGTACGTTCTACTGTTACCAGTATAGTATTAGTCATGAGCTCCTTGACTATAGCGATATCGCCATTAGCGTAGCAAGGAAGTTTATTACGAAGTAGAATAACGCGCGCGCCCTTCCTCAGCTCTACTGATTCGGGTATTTGGCTCCACTCAGGAGCGGCCCTCCCCCCCTTCGGTATAACGTAGTTCTTAGTGTAGAGGCGACTAGGCCCTTCTAGTTGTGCTAGGTGCACGGCGTTATATCTATCTACACTATCATTAGTAGTCAGGATAGTAGTGCCCGCGTAGTTATCATCGATCTGATTGACAAACTCTACATTATCCATGAACCAATCTACTGCTTCCTGAGGCCGCCCTTCTCTTACGCTAGTCAGCGCCTGTATGAAGCCGGGGTCACTCTGACGCCTGACCTCTCGTAAGTACTGTATATCGAAGCTCTGCAGGCAGTCTGTTTGATAGACTGGCGTGCTAGTGACCTTTTTATCTGGTACTAGTGGTAATTGACAGAAGTCCCCCACGAGTAGGAGATTCATATTTATGTTACTCTTTTCCATTACGTGATGGATAATAGTTAGTTGCGGGCCATGTAACATACTGATCTCATCTATGACTAGGGTATCAAATAGATTAGATATAGCCCGTAGCTTAGTGGCCAACGCTCCACTGGAAGCGGAGCGTAATAGACTAGTAGTGTCGAAGAACTGGAGGGCCGCATGAATAGTAGTACCGCCCGCATTAATAGCGCTCACACCAGTACTACTAGTGATGAGAGCCTTACTCAAACTTTGTATGTATGTTGTCTTACCACTCCCTGCCGGACCCAGCAGCATCTGATAGGGGCCGTTGAACGTTATCTGCATCTAATCTCCGTATAGTCCTAATTGTTTTACTCCATCGATTCATCTCGCATTCGAGATAGATAATCAACTCGGCCCGCGCTAACTTCAAATACTTATGACTATGAGGAGTACTAACATCACACCGCTCAATAACTGATAGGTGTCCCTTCCGTCTTACTAGATAGTTACCATAACCTGTTACACTGGCAGGCCTAATAGCACGGGCTACACAGATACTGGCCTTATAATCTGCGCGGCCCTTCTTCAGGTAATTGAGTAATCTACTCTGCTGTGTCATAAAACTTAGACTAGTCCGACTATCATACGCCACGGCCGCGAGATAATCAGTCACACCTATATAAGAATCGGGGCCCTTATATATAACGTAGTACCACGGTCTGTCATCTAGTATTGACATAAATCTTAAGCAATCTCTCTAGTGCTTTCTTCAAGTCTGATACTCTGCGGTAGTCATTAACTATGTCTATATAATGAACGCCTGCCCCATTAAGGCGGGCCAGACGATCCTTAATAGCCTGATAATTAACATCACTACTCAGTACCTGCTCAGACGAGCGGCTTATATTGATTACTATACAACATCTATTAATCAATGTAGATAGCATACTCTCTATTACCTCTACCTCCTCCAGGTTGCGTAGGGACAATAGAAGAGTAGGTATACCCTCGCTGATATGGTGCTGTATCTCAGTCCGCATCATACGACTAGAAAAGTAGGGGTCATTCTCTCTCATGAAGTGATAGAGATTAACCATGAACTGATTCATGGTTATATTCATACCATTGGGCGTATACTCCTTGTATTCTGTTGTATCGAGGGCCCCCTCTGGCAATCCATAGTATTTCTCTGTGAAGCGCTTCCACGGAGCTATAGGATGGATCTCTTGTACCCCCAGTAACTTAGATAAACACTTAGAGGCTTCAGTCTTACCTGAGCCACTCAGACCATGAACAATAATAAAGAACATAAGTAGCCTAATAGGATTGACAATTTTATAAGTCTTTGATAGAATTGAAGTACTAGAGTAGCTTGGTAGCTAAAGGCTGAAACGGAGCCTTCAACCGAAAAGGGACTTAATGCAAAAAATACCTTTGTTTTTTGTTTCAAAACTGAAATTTGCGAATCCACCGAACTTGGCAAAGATTGAGTGAGGGAAGGGCGTTTCGTCAGGAGTAGATTTAATTAAGTTTTGCGGGTTCAATTCCCGTCTCTAGTACCTATTAAATTATGCCACCAGTCACGAATTAATAAATTCATTTAATACTCATTGAGTTGCATTTTTAGATTCTTCAGTTTTTCAAGTTTTCTTTCAGTTTGTTTAATTGCTTTAAGTTTCTTTTCTTCAAAGACTTTTTGAGCTTCTGTTTCCGTTAGCACGTACTCTTTTGAGGTAAATCCGTCTAGCATTAACATATTAAATTTACGGGGATTATCCGGGGAAAATACCCCATGGCAGATTTTTTCATTGCACTTTATAATGCCACTTGTCAAAGCGTATTTTGTGACATAAACTGTAATTGTTTCGTCCATTGATTTACTCCTATGGTTATTATTTTTAGTGGGTTAGGCTGGATTTGCACCAGCGTGGAATTACTCTACAGATTTACAGTCTGTTGCCTTCGACTACTCGGCCACTAACCCTTGTTTGTTTCAATTTTAACACAATTACTAATGCTGTGTTAATCATGTGTGTAATTAATCGCCCAGATAATTAACACCTACTATTAACCAATTACGTTGAGTATGATGATGGTGAAATTAGAAGAGCATTAACTATGGCTAAGAAGAAGAGCTTCACTTTTAAGAAAGAGCACAAGGATCCAGATGGAGGGCTAACAGCTAAGGGCCGCGCTGATTACAATCACGCTACTGGCTCTAACCTGAAGCCCCCTGCCCCTAATCCTAAGAACAAGGTGGATGCGGCCCGCCGCAAGAGCTTCTGTGCGCGTAGCGCAGGCCAGGCGGATATGCACGATATAGACTGTCGCAAGACACCTAACAAGCGCTTATGCAAGGCCCGCAAGGCATGGGCATGCTAGTGTTGTGTCAAGTAGTGAATACAGTGACGTGATCACCGCCGTATGTATCAGTGGCTATCCTAATGCGCGCCTCACTCTGAGAGTGGAACCAGCCCTGTGGATCCACGAAGTCAATTATAGGTGGGTTACGCTTACCCTCTTTAACGCGTAAGGCCCGGCCCACCTTTTGAATCATAGATACACCGTCTACTCCTCCCTTACCGCCGGCGGCCATTATAATACTACCAATAGAGCGTATGCTCACACCTAGGCTCAAGATACCCTCACTGGCTATAGCACCAGATATAGAGCCCGCTGACAGCTGGTCTAGTACGTTGGTTATGTTAGTACTCTTACCATGAATAATGGGTAGAGATGTGCCCAGCGCCTCTAGCTCAGTCAGTACGTTAAGGGCCTGACTGGTAGGATTCTTCTTCTTACTACTAGTACCTACCTTACGTACTAGGATAAGCACAGGCCCATAGCCGTCTTTTATCAGTCGGCATGCGTGCTTCGCTATAAGGGTATTGCGGGCTCTATTATTAACTATGACGCTATCGTATAGCTGATTATAGAGCCATGGTGTGAAGGGCTTATCGAATGAGCCATGCGCTACTGCACCGGGAGGAGCTGGATAGAACTCGAACTTAGGTTGCATAATGATACCGCTCTCAATGAGAGTAGTCTCTTGATACTCTGCGAGAAGGGGGCCGAATATAGCCTCCATCATCTTAGGGCGAGTAGGTGTAGCAGTCATGCCAATCTTATAACGCGCGTTGACTAATGACAGAGCAGTAGTGA